GCTACTATGTCAGCAGCGGTTGCTAATTGAAAATCTTCTCCAACCATTTTACAACCATTACTACTCTCTCTTAGTGAACCAACACCACGAGAAGATACTCCAAGTTTGACTCCTTCACCTATTAAAGATGATGCAATCTTACCCATTGGAGTTGAAAGTAATTGTGCTTTACCTCTAAAATTATTTCCCTCTCTTACGAGCGAGGTAATTTTGTGAGACACACGATCAAGGTTTACTGTGGGACCTTCAGGATGACCAAGTTCTCCAAGTGCTCTGCCTTGATTCACAAATGTTTTAGTATATCTGTTACATTCTCTTTCAAGAATATCTACAGGATACATTCTTCCATTACGATTCTTGATACCACCTTGAAGAAATACACCTTCAATATAGAGTTTTTTACCTCTACCTTTACCTTCGGTGATAAATTGTACTTGTGAGATTTCTTCTGTGATGAGTTTCATTATTCGTCCTCTTCAGTTGGTTGTTCATCTGATACTTCTTCTTCCTCTGGTGCTTCATCTGCAAACACAGTTGATGCAACTTCTGGTTTCAAAGCATCTATTCGGGCAGCTGCTTTTGCCATTAATGCATCCTTTATTTTATCAGAAACATCACTAGCACTAGCGTCTGTCGCAATCAAATCCACTAATTCTTCCATAAGATTAATTTATAGCAATATGTTTATTTATATCTCGGCTGATTTGGTATCCTTCTGATACTCTGCATCAGTTACTTGTCCTTGTGCATCTAAGTTATCATCTTGAGGCACTTCTCCTAAATCTCCACCTTCTTGAGGTAGTGGTTCACCTGTAATTGGGTCAACTTGAGATGGATCTGGAAGTATACCATTCTTAATTTCTTCTTCAATCTGCATATCAATTTCTTCAATTTCTTGATCTGTTTGACGAAGAATTCTCTTTCTTACAAATTCTGTAGAGTAATACTTACCAATATATGG